GTGGTAGGCGTTGAGGACATTGACGAGGGCGAGTCGAGAGCGCTCCCGCTTCACCAGTTTCAGAGGTGGCCCGTCTAGCGATAGGCGGGCCGTTCGCGTATCTCCGCCATATGGAAATCATGCCGCTTGAACCTCAATCGGATGCGTCGATCGTCGAGACGCTCGAAAGCGCGCTCGCGGAGGCGCGGGAGGGGCGGTTATCCTCCGTCGCGGTCGCCATGGTCTATCGCGACGGACGGACCGGGCAGCTATGGTCAACCGCGCCGCTGTCCGCGATGCTGATCGGCGCAATTGCTCGCCTGATGCATCGCTACAATGAAAGCGGCATGTCGTGAGGTTCGACGCCGAGGACCGCCCCTCCCGCCCCCTCCGCCCACTACAACTCGGGACCGGCGATATCCAGGCATGGATACTGGCGCGCGATCCGACCGCGATCGGCTCATACCTCGACCTTGCTCCCGAGGAGTATGCGCGGGCCTTCACGGCAGCGCAGACGATCGGCGCCGACGTGATTGACGACCTCTATTTCGGGCTGGTCGATACGGTAGCGCGCAACGGCAGCGCCGCCGACTTCTCGCAACAGGTCGTGCCGATCCTCCGCGCGAAAGGATGGTTAGGCGGCGATCAGGGGCAGATCGCGAGCCGCGTCCAGCTCATTTACGATACGAATATGAGGCTTGCGCGGGCGGCCGGACGCTGGGCGACGTATCAGAAAGCCAAGTTCGCACTTCCCTACCTCCGCGCCTTCACAGTCGGCGACGAGCGCGTCCGCCATCCGCCCAAGTCGAAACACGCCGATCATCGCGCGTGGGAGGGGATCGTCCTGCCGGTCGATCACCATTTCTGGACGATCTATTGGCCGCCGCTCGGGTTCCGCTGCCGGTGCGACGTCGTCCAGATGACGAGGAGTGAGTTCGCGCGATACAAGGACGGCGTCACGTCGGAAGCCGACCTTGCTGATCGTATCAAGCGGCTCGGGCCGCCGGTGTTCCTGCCGCCATCCGCGCCGCTCGGTACACAACTCGCCGCCATGGTCGAGCGATCCAACAACCCACCTCCCGACAAGCCGACCATGGCGGACTTGCCGCCGGTGAATACGGTCGAAACCGAGCGCCGCGGTCGCGCGGTGTGGGATTCGCTGCTCACCGCGCAGTCGCGCGAGGAAGTCAGTCGCAGGCTTGTGGCGGCAGGCTTCTAGCGCCCCTGCCCCTCGCTTGCTATTGGCGAGCCTCTACGCAAGGGGCCGCCGATGCTGACCGTCGATAATCGCTACGCCTTCACCATGTCAGCCGGCGAGCCGCTGATCTTCGAGGTCGTATTCAAGGACGCGGACGGGCAGACGCTCAACCTTGATGACCGATCGTTCGTGCTGGCGTTCTACAAGGTGCCGCGTACTACGATCAAAATCCTGCCCGGCGAGGTGGTGACGACGGGCAGCGAGGCGAGCGTGGCGTTTTACGCGACTGGCGACCTGTCGGAAGAACTGTACCTGACCACGAGCGGGCTGGTTGAGTTCTCCGAACGCCTCCGCGATGGTCGCAATGTCATCTTCAAGGGCACGTTCTCGATCCAGGCATCGGCCGAGGGCATCGAGACGCTTGATAATCAGGTGATCGCGCGCCGGGGCGTTCGTATGACGCTGGTGGACAAGCTGACCGCCGTGGATACCACGACTGACGTGTTCGAGTACGCGAATATCCCGCTGCCCTCGACGCTCAACATCAAGTGGGGGTCGGACTTCACCCCCTCGTCAGGCGTGTCCGGCATGGATGCCGTATTCGCCGCGCTCTATGCCAAACGCGATGCCGTTGCCGCCCGTGGCACAACATTGCGCCTCGCCCGCCTGTCTCTCGCAACCCGCATCGCCGCACTAGGAAACTGATCCATGGCCTATGATCCGAACGCTTCCGTATCGACCAACGCGCTCGCCATCTCGCTTGCGTTCGATATGCTGTCCGCCGCGCAGGACGTGGAGGAGGCGGAGATTGTCGCGCTGACGGCGAAGGTGGCGGCGCTTGAGGCGGCGGCCGGTTCGCCGCCCGTACAAATCTACCTCACCCTGACGGGCGCGCTTTCCTACGCCACGGATGCATCGGCAGGCACGGCGATCGGCGCGATCGGCAATGTCCCGGCGGGCGCCACCCCGACGCTGACGCCTAATGACGGCAGGCTGGTGATCGCTGGCAACGCCTCGACCGGGTGGAAGCTGGCAGTCGGTATGTCTGCGTCGTCGGCGGGTAGCTTCGACGTGACGATCGCGGCGGCTGGTGCGACCAGCGTGACCAAGACAGTGACCGTGACGGCGGTTGCGGCTCCTGCTCCATCGCCAACGCCTCCGCCGTCTGGCAATCTGCCAGCGCTCAACAGCCGGTTCTTCGACGCCATGAATAATCCGGCGGCGGACTATTACACAGCCTCAACGATCGAGGCAGATTACGGCAAATCCTGCGGCATCTCTTATCGTGAGGGCGACAACTACGGGCAGATTTTTCCGCCACATTCGGGAGTCAATGGTCTCGCTACTTGGAAGATGCCTCCAGGCATCACACTGCCCAGTGCTGACCCATCAATTCAGATCATCTCAACGAACGGCGCAACAGGTATCCACCGCGTGAATATTCTGCGCGACGGGCCTACGAACACCGATACCCGAATCGTCAACTTCAACGGACCCAAGCCCGATTACATCACTGTCACCCGCGACGGTGTTGACGGCGAGTTTGCGCCGGAAGCTCTCAATGCCAAGTTCGGCGCGTTCATGCGAAACCTCGACATGGGTACGCAGAACGGGACAGATCCGAACGCGACGACGCGGCAGGATGACGAGGATCTAACCGATGCCTCGCCTTTCAACATCGCCTACCGTGCAAACGGCGACGGGTACGCGGCGATACCCTTCGAGCGACAGGTTCGCTTCGTCGCTGCGAAGCGCGCAGTTGATCCAGAGTTCCTTGGCCTATTCGACGTTATCGCAGTCGATCGCACGGAGGCCCAGATCAGGGCTCGCGCACGCTACATGCGAGACTATGGTGGCGGGGCTTACTGGATGTTCCAAGCCTTCAACGAAAGCCCTTGGAACATCCGATTTCAGGCCGTTTATCGTGCGATGATGGAAGCCTTTCGCCACGGCTTCTACGGCACCGGCACCCATGCCAACCCGGCCCCATTGCTGAATCCTGTGTGCCGGCCCGGTTATATAAATCCGGGCGACGCTGCGAGCCCGGCGACCAAGGCCGGCGACTATGTTCTGTTCAACATCGGCGGGCGCGGTAGTCAGTTCCTCCGTGCTAAAAAGGATGTACCAGCCGGGGCACCTGTGGATAACAACGAGTATTGGGAAACCATTTACGGCCACAACGAATGTCAGGATTTCGGTAAGTATTACGAAGCGCATTTCCTCAATCGTGTCTGTGACATTGCTCGCGAGGAATACGGCGACGAGCGATACGAGCGCGAAGTCGTGCCTGTTATGATGGGGCAGAATGGCGGCTCAAATCATAATGGTAGCGTGCTGGGTCAGTTCGGCCCGCAGCGCGCTTTCGTCCCCGAGCTATGGGCGAAAGTAAAAGGCTTTGGTTACGCGACCTACCTTGATCCGGGCGGCGTTGATGGCTTTGACGAGGACAACTCGACCGTCGAAAGCCTAGCCTATTGGCTGCGCTACAAGTCGTTCGCTCATCTTCAGCAGCAGCTTACTGTCTTGCAAGCCGAGGCTGACAGTGAAGGCAAGTTCGTTGTGCTGTATGAAGGCGGTCCGGCAATGTCGGAAAACGTCGGGTATCCCAGCAAGGGGCACTATCGTAGCGTCCAGCTTGATTACTTCACAAGTGAGGAATGCGCGCTGCAATCGGCAGATTATTCGAGCTGGTTGAAGCAGAATATTCGGGGCGTCGGCACGTACTTCATGTCCGTTACGGCAGATAACGTCGCCGGTTCTGGTCTAGGCATCTTCGGACAGCGGCGCTCGTTCAACGATGTGACCTCCAAGCGGTATGTCGGCTATCAGCGCGGCCTCACGACGGACTATACGCCGCGCAGCACTGTGCCGCCGGCAACGGCGCCGGCTCCGGCCCCCAGCCCTACTCCATCGCCTACACCCACGCCCGCACCGGCGCCAACGCCGACACCTGCTCCTACTGGCTTTGCCCGCAATGGCTCGACCAACACCGCACTGAAGACGATGATGGCTGGCGTGAAAGCCGGCACTCGCCGTGGCATGATCGTGTACAAGGGCGACAGCGTCACGACCGGGATAGGCAGCTCCATCGTATCGGGCATTGCTGATGATGCCGCGCAGAATACCGATGCTCGCAAGGGGCGCCCGCCGGCAGTACTCGCCCGGCTCGCATCAGCCGCCGGCTATGCAGCGCTTGATGGCGGCATGGTCGGACGCAACGGATCATCGCAGCCCTTGCCGGTCTATGATCCGCGCGTCAGCTTCCCTGGCGCGTCATGGGCCTATTGGGCAGCAGCCGATCGGCAAAACTTTCCGGCGGGCGGCTTCCTCGACGGCAATAATGCCGGTCCGCTGATTTTTACTCCCACGATGCAGTGCGACACCTTCGAGATGGTGATGCTCAATGTGGGCGGGCGCGTGACGATCCTGATCGACGGCGCCGCGCCCACGTCCATCACCGCTCCCGGCGCGACGGTGAACGGCAATGTGGTAGACGTGGTCAACTCGGACAGCGGTGAGTCGCGGATCACTGTGAAGGCTGCCAGCGCCGGGATGCGATCTGTCTCGGTGCAGGCATCGGGCGTGACCTTCATGCGGTCGATCCGGGGCTGGAACAGTGGCGTGGCAGCCATTGACTGCCTCGTCCATGCAGCAGGCAGCGCGACTTCTGCGGAGCAGTCGTTCAGCGGCAACGGCTGGTCGAATAATGACGCGCTGGCGTTCGACGCTCCCGATCTGACGATCATCAAGCTGGGCCTCAACGACAGCGCCAGGGGGGTCAGCGCAGCCGACTACAAGGCCAATGTCGGCAAGATCATCGATACGGCCAAGGCGACAGGCGACGTGCTGGTGCTGTGGCCGCATGCCGCCAATCCGGACACCTTCGCGCCCGATGCCATCCAAGATGCTCTACGCATAGCGGCGAGCGAGATCGCGGCGGCGAAGGGCGTGGCCTTTGGCGATCACCGGATGGCTTTCGGGTCATGGGCGACGATCGCGAGCCGCACGGCTGACAATACCGTCCATCCCAACAAGGGCTTCTACGAGGACATCGCCGCCTACGATTGGGCGTGTGTCCAGGCGATGATCGCGTAATGTAACGTCACCATGCTCGTTCAACGGTCTCATCAAGCCGGCTGAGGTTCCTTGCCTCGCCGGCTTTCCCCGCGAGGCGGGAGGATGCTGAGTTGTATTGACACTTCCACCTGCGGCATGGAACATGGCGTTATCAAGTAAAAGGGATGGCGCCATGTTGAAGCGACTTGCGAACGCAATTTTCGCCCTGTTTTCGGTTCCCGAGATGGACCCAGCCGTGGCAGACGAGTTGTGAGTGTGGTAGTGTAAGCCATGGCCTACCGTGTCGCTCTGCCCAACTTCTCAAAAGGCGAGATAGCCCCTGCGCTCTATGGGCGGATCGACACGGCGCAATATCAGGCGGGGCTCAAGCGCTGCCGCAACTTCATTGTGCAGCGCTATGGCGGCGTCACCTTCCGCCCTGGCACCCGCATTGTCGGCAAGGTGGACGATCCTACGAAGCCAGTGCGGCTCGCCACGTTCCAGTTTTCGATTGATCAAGCCTACGCGCTGCTACTCCAGCAAGGTTCCATGCGCCCGATGGCATCAGGCGGCTTCGTTGTCGAGAATGATGCCCAGATCACTGCGGCAACGCGTGAGGATCGTTGCCGTCTCACCATTCCCAATCACGGATACTCGGTTGGTGACCGCCTCTACGTCAGCGGCATTGCCGGCATGGTGGAACTCAACGCGCGTTTCGTCACAGTGACGGCCGTTTCTGACGCAGATACGGTTGTGACCGACATCGACAGCCGCCTCTTCGGTGAGTTCATGGGTTCAACCGGAACTCTTAACGCGGCTCCCCCGCCGCCCCCGCCGCCTCCGCCACCCGTGCCGCCCGTCGTGCAGACACCGGCCCCTCCTGTGGTTGGCGGCGGCGGAGGGAACTACGGCGATCGGTATCGCGGCGGCGGGAAGTTTGGCGAACCTTTGAGGGACGACTGATGGGCGCTGCGCGTCTCTACAAAGCCAGCACGCCGTATAACGCGGCAGACCTGCGCGACCTCGACTACGAGCAGTCGGCGGATGTGATGTACTTCGCGCACATCAACTATCCTCCGACCAAACTGACCCGCGCTGGTCACACGTCGTGGACGTTCTCAACGGTGACCTTCGGTCCAACGATCACGCCACCAACGGGCGTTGCAGCATCGGCGAGCGCAGCGACAGGCGAAAAGGGATACTCGCCGCGCACCTACAGCTATGTCGTTACCTCGATTGATGATGACACGGCGCAGGAAAGCCGGGCTTCTGCTGTGGCGACCGCGACCAACGATCTGACGCTCGCTGGCAATTACAACACGGTGTCGTGGGCGCCCGTGGACGGAGCGGAGCGGTACACGGTCTACAAGGGCAACAACGGCGTCTACGGCTATATCGGCACGACCGAGCAAACGACGTTTCAGGATGGCCCGGCACCGGACGCGATTGCCGGGGATCTGACCGACACGCCCCCGCTGGGCGACAACCCGTTCGTCGGCGCGGACAACTATCCGTCCACGGTCACCTTCTACGAGCAGCGGCTGATGTGGGGCCGCACCAAGGCCCGTCCGAACGGCGTATGGGGCTCGCAGTCGTCCAGTTTCGAGAACATGGACAAGTCGCGACCGACGAAGGCCGACGACGCCATCTCGTTTTCGCTGGTCGCCGGCCGCGTCAACGCGGTGAACCAGCTCGCCAGCGTCAAGAGCCTGCTGGCGCTGACATCCGACGCCGTGTTCGCGATCGGGTCGCAGGACGAGGCGCTGACCCCGAGCAACATCGTATCGCGCCGCCAGACAGGCCGCGGATCATCCCGGCTCGGGCCGCTCATCATCGACAACGTGGTGTTCTTCCGCCCGTCGCAGGGGTCGAGCGTGCGGACGCTGGGGTACACGTTCGAGTCCGATGGCTACCAGTCGAACAACATGGCGATCTTCTCGCCGCATTTCTTCGACGGTTTCGACATCGTGGCGTGGGCGTATCAACAGGAGCCCTACGCGTGCATCTGGGCGGCTCGCGACGACGGTGCGTTGCTGTGCTTCACTTGGGAGCAGGAGCAGCAGGTCTGGGGCTGGACGCTGTGCGAGACGGCCGGCAAGGTCGAGGACGTGTGCGTCATCACCGAGGGTGGCGTGGATCGGCTCTACCTCGCCGTGCGTCGGACGCTGGCGGGGCGCGAGGACGTGTTCATCGAGCGCATGGCGCTGCCGCTCCTAGTCGCCGAAAACCTGCCTGACGCCTGCTATCTCGACTGTGCCGTCACGCAGAAGTTCGCCGCGCCGACGCGCGAGGTAGCGGGGCTGTGGCACTTGGAGGGCGAGACGGTATCCGCCTTTCACGATGGCAACGTTACGACCGACTACACGGTGAAGAACGGTCGCATTATGCTGCCTGCGCCGGCAACGATCGTGACCGTGGGCCTGCCCTACAGCGGCGTGGTCGAGACGCTGCCGCTGGTGCTGGGGCAGACAAACCATGCCAAGCGCCAGATGATCTCCAAGGTGGTGATCCGCGTGGACCTGACGCGCGGTATCTCGGCGGGTGCGGGTGGTGGCGCTCTATACGCGATCAAGCAGCGCCAAGGTGAGGCGATCGGCGATCCGATCGCGCTGGCGTCCGGCGATTTCGACGTGCAGTTGCAGGGCAAGTGGAACGCCGGCGCGACGGTGGTGGTCGAGCAGACCAATCCGCTGCCGGCGACGATCTCGGCGTTGTTTCCGGAAGTTGTGGTCACGGAATAGAATGGCTCCGGAGGTTGGATTCGAACCAACGTCTCGTCTATCGCTTCCACAAGAGGGCCGAGGTGCACCGCCCTAGAGTTTCATCGGTTTCGCGTGGTAGACCACTACACTACCCCAGAACGTGAGGCTCTTATAGCATGATCCAGATCGTCTGCGCAACTCCGGCACATATCGGCATGGCGTCACGCCTGCGCGCGATCGACGTGATCGAATGCGCCGTTGCCGGCCACACGCCGAAACAGGCGCTGCGCGCCGGCCTCAAGTCCTCGATGGTCGCGTACACGGCCAAGGTTGACGGGCGAGCAGAGGCGATGTTCGGCGTGTCCGCCGTGTCCACGCTCGACGGCATCGGGTGCCCATGGCTGCTGCTGACCGATGAGGGCGGGCGGCACGGCAGGGCGCTGGTGGCGCTCGGGCGGCGCTACGTGGCGGAGATGCAAGGCATGTTCCGCGAGTTGTCGAACTGTGTACATGTCGACAACCATACAGCCATACGCTGGCTAGAGCATCTGGGCTTCACGATCGGGCCGGTTTCGGTTATCAACGGCCACCGGATGCGTCCGTTCGTCCGCGTGAGGGAGTAGGGGCCATCTGCGATCCGCTTTCATTGACGATTGGCGCGGCGGCCATCGCCGGCACGGGCAAGATCATTGGCGGCATCAACGCCAATAATCAGGGCAAGTACACGGCCCAAGTAGCGCGCCGCAATGCCGACATGGATCGACGTGCGGCGGCAGACGCGATCACGCGTGGCGACACCGAGGAGGCGCGGCGGCAACGGCAGACGGGGCAGCTTCTCGGCCAGCAGCGTGCGGCGCTGGCAGCGAACGGCGTAGATGCGGATTTCGGCTCGGCCAGCGATATTCAGAATGACGCTCGGTCCATCGGCGCGGAGGATGCACTGACGATCCGCCAGAATGCTTTGCGCGAGGGGCAGGGATACGAAATCAGTGCCTGGAACAACGAGAGCCGCGCCCGTTCGGCGCGCGCGCAGGGCAAGGGCGCGCTGATCGGTTCGTTCTTTGACGCCGGCTCTACGGCGCTGTCTGCGGCGTCGCAGGTGGGCCAGATGAAGGCCGGCAGGGCGGGGGCCGGCTGATGCCACGCGTCCCGACGATCACCGACAACACGGTCAGCCTCAATCCGCTGACGCGCGAACGATACGAAGCGCACGACGTGACTGCCGTTGGCCGCGCAATCGGACAGGGCTTGGAACAGGCTGGCGGCGCGGCGGCGCGCTATGCCAGCGAACAGGACCATCTCGACGCGGCGCTCGACAATGCCGCCGCCAAAACGATCGACAACGAGTTTGTCGTCGGCGCGCAGGCGATCCGGTCCAGCTTCCTGACCACGCAGGGCCTGAACGCCGGCACGGCGCGCAAGGGGGCGGAGCAGGCGCTGCGCGACCTCACGTCCGCTTCGCTGGCAAAGGCCACCACGCCGCGGATGCGGATGATGGCAACGGGCGTCGTGAACCAGCGCGTCGCCGGCATCATGGGCGAGTTCGCCAGCCACGCCTCCACACAGATGTTCAAGGCAGAGGATGACGCGTCTGTTGCGCGCCTTGGCTTGGCGGGCGACGAAGCGGCGGCGACCACCGATCCGGTCCAGCGTCAGCGCAATATCGAGACCGGCCTGAACGAGGTGGCAAGCCGGGGCGAGCGATTGGGCTGGGGTGCCGATCTGACGCGGGCGGAAGCGCTCAAGTTCACCAGCGGCGTTCATTCGTCCATCCTGCAAAACATGGTGACGACGGACAACCTCAACGGCGCAATGGACTACTACGCCAGTCACTCGGACGCGATGTCCGCACCCGACAAGCTGCGCTTCAACGCTATGGTGCGCGATCCGCTGGAGCGCCGCCAGACGTTGAACGACGCGGGCGAGGTCATGGGCTTTGCGCCGGTGAAAGGCTCGACGTCGGTCGATAGCCCTATCCCCACCGCGAGCGGCATGTTCTCGACGATCACCACGATTGAAAGCGGCGGCAAGCACTTCGTTTCGCCTGGCGTGCCGGTCCGTTCCAGCAAGGGTGCGGTGGGTATCGCGCAGGTTATGCCCGCAACCGGTCCCGAGGCGGCAAAGCTGGCGGGTGTGGCGTGGAGCAAGGATCGTTTTGAGAAAGACCCGGAATACAACGCCCGGCTCGGCAACGCCTACTTCCAGAAGCAACTCGCAACATTCGGTGATCCTGGCAAGGCGGCGGCGGCGTACAATGCCGGGCCTGGGCGGGTGCGAAGCGCCGTTGCTACCGCCAACGCAGCAGGCAAGCCGGAAGAATGGATCAACCATGTGCCAGCCGAGACGCGGGCGTATGTCGGGAAGTTTCAGGCGGGCACGCGCACGGGCGTGCAGCAGGCGCCGGAACATCACGATCTGAACGGTTTGCTCGCGCGCGTTGATGTCGTTGGGCAGACGCAGGGGTGGTCGCCGGAGCGGATCGACCGCGCAAAGCAGGAGGTGACGCGCCGCGTGGGCGTGGATGATAGCCTGCTGAACCGCCAGCAGGACGATGCCAAGCGCCTCGCGCTCGACACGATCGCGGATCTCGGCGGCAAGAGAGGTGGCGTTGGGTTCACCGACATCACCCAGCTACCCCCCGGTGTCCGTGCCGCGCTATCGCCGGCTGATCGGCTGTCCTTTATGTCGATGGCGCAGGAGAACGCGCGACGGATCGCAGATGGCGCGGACATCAAACCGAACAGCGCCGATGCGTACAACCTCAACCAGCTTGCGATCCGCGACCCGGAAACCTTCAAGCGCACCAACCTTGGTATGTATCAGAACAAGGTGACGGCCGGAGAATTGGAGGGGTTCGGCAAGCTGCAAGCGCAGATGCAGACGGCGGGACCGGGTGGCGTTGACCATGGCAAAATATGGAGCGCCATTAGCCGGGGCGCGCCGTATTTGGGTATTGACGTGAGCAAGCCAAAAGACGGCAAGGCCCCATCAAAATCGCAGGTGGCCGGACAAGAGGCGCAGCAGCGCATCTTTTCCATGGTGCAAGCGGACCTTGCCGCCCGCACGGGGGGCACCCGCCAGCCGACTGATGACGAGGTGCAGGCATCCTATGATCGCACGGTGCGCCAGGTTGTCGTTAACGGCGACACCGCCAACCCGCGCCGCGCCTATGAAGTAATCGGCACCGGTCCTGCTGCGCGCGTGCCCGACGCGTCTCGGCAGCAGATCATCGCAGCTTGGCGCCGGCGTTACGGACGCGACCCGAACGAGGGGCAGATCGCCTCCACATATAGGAACGGACGTTGACCGATCGCCGCTTCGACTGGTCCAAGCCGGCCGCCAATCCCTACGACGCGGTGCTGGCCGATCAGGACCGGCAGCGGGCAGGAGGCGCCATCACCACGGCACCCGGCAATCCTGCGGGGTCGGCGCGGGCGAACGTGCTGGCGCGCGAAACCGGCTTGCCGCCCGACACCGTGTTCCGCAATCTGCCATCAATCGAGCGCGAGCAGTCCGATAAGCGCGCGCTCCGGGACGTGCAGTCGAACCCATACATGGAGCGGTGGTTTGGCGACCCGAACAACGCCGCCGCGGCGCACGATGACACCGGCCCGCTCAAGGCGATCAGCGACCAGTTTCATGCCTTCTGGAACCGGGCACCCGTAGCGCACCCTGTCTATCGTGGGGCATCGGTCGGCGAGCAGGTGTGGAACTGGATGCGCGGCGCAGCGCCAGCCAAGCCAACCCGTGTCGACGCACAGGCGCGCGCAGACGCAATCAACGATCGATCGCGCAACGCTGACGGCTTCCTCGGCCGCGCTCGCGCTTTGCTGTCCACCGGCACTGCCTCGGTCGAAGCGGGGCTGTATCAGTCGCTCGGTGCAATCCAAGGGTGGCTCGGCGACAATGCCGTAACGGATGCAGGGCGCGCGTCGTTCGCACGCACGGCAGGCCAAAACCAAGCGGCGGCGCGCTCGCTCAACAACCTCGCGCCGGTGCGCGGCGCGACGACTTGGGAGCAAGTCAACGGTATCCGCAGCGCGGCGAAGTACGGTGTCGAGCAGGGCATCGCGTCACTACCTGGCATGGCAACGGTCATGGCTGCACCGCTCGCCTACGTCGCGAGCAACGCGGGCAATATCGGCCAGCAGCGGGCGCAGAACAATGGCGAGGCGGACGCCACGGCACGCGATGTATTGCTGGCAACGCCTGCGGCAATCGCGTCTGCGGCGCTGGAACGCATCGGCATCGAGGGCATGTTCGGCGGCTTCGGCAACCGGCTGGCGCAGCGCATCGTCGGGCAGGGGTTCGCGCGATCGGCGGCGCGGGTCGGCGTCGGCGCGGTCGCGTCTGCGGCCGGTGAGGCGGCGACTGAAAGCGCACAGAGCGCCGTCGAATATGCGGGTGGCGCGGCTGGCACCGCTCGGGGTGTCGATGTGCGTGAGGCGCTTGACCAGATCGCGCAAGGCGCAGTCGCGGGCGGTTTCATGGGTGGCGCGATCGGCGGCGTCCATGCGATCGGCCACCAAGCAAGCGGCGAGGCGCGGACCTACGCCAACGGATTGCAGGCGCAAGCCGGCGCACAGATTCTCGACAGTCTGGCAGGTAGCGCGGAAGCGTCACAGTTGCGCCAGCGCGACCCCGAGGCGTTCCGCGAGTTCATCGCCGGGCAGACGGACGGCACGCCGATCGAGAACATCTACATTCCGGCCGAGGCGATTCGCGAGCTTAATCAGGACTACCACAACGATCCTTTCTGGGCGGACTACGCCGATCAGATCGCAGACGCGCTGGCTGTCGAAGGCGATGTGGTGATCCCAACCGCAGATGCGGCGGCACGCCTGATCGGGACCGATGCGTGGGGCGCGCTGCGCGGTGAGATGCGGTTCATGCCCGGCGGTATGTCGGAGGCAGAGTTCGCCAGCCTTGAGCGGTCGCACGGCGAGCAGCTGGAGATGACGCAAGCGCGGCTGGCCGAGCAGATTGCGGAAGCTACTGCCGCAGCTGCGCCGGCCGCACAGGTCTATACGCAGGTACGCGATCAGCTTGCGGGTGCTGGCTTCGCGCCGGACGCAGCAGATCGATACGCCCAGCTATGGGCGGCGAACCGCGAAACGTGGGGCGCGCGCCTCGGCACCGATGCGCTGGCCTACCACGAGGCAAACCCGATCACATTCCGCCGCATCCTGCCGGAAGCGCTGTCACGCGTGCAGGCTGCGGACAATATGGATCTCGCCATCAACGCCATGCGCCGCGGCGGCGAAGCGAAGGAAAACCTCGGCCCGTCATTGCTCGACTGGATCAGCAAGCAGGGCGGTATTGAAGATCTCGGCGGCGACATCGCGGCCATGGGCGGCGACCGCTGGCACCGGGACGCGAAGTTCCGTCGCAAGCTGATCCGTCCCGGCGGCGGCATGGAGGATATGCTCGGCGGGCAGCAGAACGCGAACACGCCCGACGAACTTGCTCTGCGTGCGTGGGAGGCCGGGTATTTTCCCGAGATGGCGGACCGCCCTGACGTCAACACCTTGCTCAATGCGATCGACGATGAGTTGCGCGGCACGCCCCGTCACGCGCAGGAGCCGGAGGGATCGGCCACCAATGATATCCGCGCGGCAGCTGAGGAGTTGCGGCGGTTGGTTGAGGCGCGTGGCCTTGATCCGGGCACGGCTTCTGCGGCAGACATCCGGGCGGCGCTGGAATTGCAGCAGTCCGAAGCGGAGGCGAATGCCGACACGCGCGGGCTGACGCAGGGTGTTCGCGGCCGCGCACTGATTGGCGACAATCCTGGCGCGATCATCGACCTGTTTAGCGGGTCTGACCTGTCCACCGTGATCCACGAAACTGGACACGTCTGGCTGGAGGAACTGGCGCGTAACGCGCGCATTGATGTGGCGCCTGCGGACGTGCGTGCCGATTGGCAGGCGGTACAGGATTGGTTCGCCGCCAATGGCCACCCCGTTGGTGGCGACGGCTACATTCCGACCGAGGCGCACGAATTATGGGCGCGCGGCTGGGAGAGGTATGCGCTGGAAGGCAAGGCTCCATCGTCGGCTCTTCGTCGCGCGTTCGACGCGTTCCGAGGCTGGATGCTGTCGATCTACAAGCACGTCGCCAATTTGCGCGTGAACCTGACGCCCGAGGTGCGCGAGGTGTTCGACCGGATGCTCGCGACCGACGATGCGATCAATGACGAGCGTCAGCGGCAAGGTGTGCGGGCGCTGTTCACCGACGCCGCGCAGGCCGGCATGACGGATGCCGAGTTCGCCGCCTACCAGCAAGCTGCTGGCGATGCGCGCTCGGAAGCATTCGACGCGCTGCTCTACCGGACGATGGCGACGATCCGCGCCAGTCGCACAAAGGCATGGAAGGAAGAGCATGCACGGGTACGCGATGAGGTGTCCGCGGCCGTGAATGCCGAGCCCGAGTTCCGCGCGCTGCATTTGCTCCGCACGGGGCGATGGCTGGGCGAACCGGAACGCGAAGGCGTGAAGGTAAAGCTGGATCGGCAGTGGCTGATCGACAACTACGGTTCCGACGCGCTGGCGTCGCTGCCAAAGGGCGTGCCCCCCATCTATGTCGAGGGCGGCATGGATGCGGATACCGTGGCCGAGATGGTCGGGTTCCGCAACGGCGATGAGATGGTGCGGGCACTGCTCGGCGTGGAGATCGCGCAACGCGAGATGCGCGCCGCCGATGACAAGCGATCTGTGCGCGACCGAATCATAGCAGACCGTACCGCAGAGATAATGGCTGATCGCCATGGCGACCCGTTGTCCGATGGATCGATCGAGGAAGAGGCGTTGGCGGCGATCAACAATGATCGTCAAGGCGAGGTGATCGCCAGCGAGGTGCGGCAGCTTGCCAAGCGCCGCGGTGACGTGCCCACGCCGTACCGGCTCGCGCGTGAATGGGCAGCGCGCAAGGTATCCGAAGGGAAAGTGATCGACGTTGCGAGCCGAGCGGCCATGCAGCGCTACGCTCGGGCAAGTGCTAAGGCGGCACGCGGCGCGGAGACAGCAATCCTTGCTGGTGATGTGGACGAAGCATTCCGGCAAAAGCAAGCGCAGATGCTCAACCAAGCGCTGCTGGTCGAGGCCAAGGCGGCGGCAGATCAGGTTGACACGATCGTCGACCGCCTCGGCAAAGTGGCGCGCTCGGCCACCCGCAAGTCGGTCGATCAGGATTACATGGACCGCGCGCACGCCCTACTAGAGAAGTTCGATTTCCGTGGGCGCACGCAACGCTTGCTGGCGGAGCAGGAGAGTTTCGCGACGTGGGCGGAGACGCAGCGGGCGAACGGCATCGACGTTGTGATCCCGCCGCGCTTGGAAAGCGAAGGCGTCCACTACTCGCGCATGTCGGTCGAGGAGTTGCGCGGACTTGATGCCAGCGTGACGCAAGTCATGCACCTTGGCCGCATGAAGCAGAAGCTGCTTGACGCCAAGGAGGAGCGCGATTTCAACGAGGTGGTCGGAGAGGCGATCGACGCAGCCGGAGCGCTGCGCCAGCGTCCGCCGTCCGACCTCATGGAGGCATCGTGGGGCGAGCGCTTCCGCGCTGGCGTGGCGTCGGCGGACGCCGCCCTGCTCAAGATTGAGGCGGTGTTCGACTGGCTCGACGGCGGCAACCCGAACGGCGTGTTCAACCGGGTTGCGTTCCGCCCGATTGCCGAGGCGCAGGATCGCGAAAACGACATGACTGCGGCCTATCTCGGCGAGTTTCGCGAGTTGATGGCAGCGGTCCCGAAAGAGACGCTGCGAAGCTGGAGCGAACGCGTCCAGATACCTGAGTTGGTCAACCGCGATACGGGTAACCCCTTCACCTTCTCGCGGCAGCAACTGGTCGCAATCGCGCTGAACATGGGCAACGCCGGCAACGTCCAGCGCCTGACCGATGGCTATGGCTGGAGCGAGGCAGGCGTCCGGGGCGTGTTGAACCGCGAGTTGACGGAATCCGAGTGGAAGTTCGTGCAAGGCGCATGGGATATGATCGGCAAGCTGTGGCCAAACATCGCCGCGCTGGAGAAGCGGGTCAACGGCGTTGAACCCGAGAAGGTCGAAAGCATCAAGGTCGAGACGCCGCACGGCACCTTTGACGGCGGTTACTACCCGGCGGTGTACGACAGCACGCGGGACAACGTGGCGGAGCGGCACGCAGGCGAAAGCGCGGACCTGTTCTCGACGATGTACACTCGCGCCAACACGGCAGCGTCGGCAACCAAGGCGCGATCGGACAAGGTAGTGCGGCCGATCCTGCTCGATCTAGGCGTCATCACGCGGCACCTGACCGAGACGATCCACGACATCACGCATCGCGAAGCGGTGATGAACGCCGACAAGTTCCTATCCGCCCCACGGGTGGCGGCGGCGGTCGATGCGTCGCTCGGGCGCGAGATCCGGCAGCAGTTCCGACCATGGCTCAAGTTCGTCGCCAATCGCTACGCCAGCGAGCGCGCTGGCAACGAGGGGCTGGGCAAGTTCATCAACAAAGCGCGAGCGAACGTTACGGTGGTCGGCATGGGGTTCCGCGTGTCGACGATCATGTCGCAGCTTGCCGGCTACTCGAACAGCGCCGAGTACGTCGGGCCGGGATGGATCGCGCACGGCATCGGCACGTTCGCGCGCGCGCCGGTCGAGACGTTCAACTTCGCGATGGAGCGGTCGGGCGAACTCCGGCACCGCATGGATACGCTCGACCGAGACATCGGCCAGCAGTTACGTTCGCTTCAAGGTAAGCCTGACCCGATAACCGCGGCCAAGCGCTTCGCCTTTCACGGCATCGGCTACATGGATCGTGCCGTCGCCGTGCCGACGTGGATCGGCGCCTACGCCAAGGCGGTGAAGGCCGGCGCCAGCGAGGCGGACGCGATCTACGAGGGCGATAAGGCCATCCGGCTTTCGCAGGGCGCCGGCTCGGCCAAGGATCTGGCGGCTGTGCAACGCGGCACCGGCAAGCACGGCGAGTTGCTCAAGCTGATGACGATGTTTTATTCCTACGTGTCCACCGTGTACCAGCGCGAGCGCACCTTGGCTCGGGATATCGGCGGTCGCGATGAGCGCCGGCCGCGTGACCTTCCGAAGCTGGCGGCGCGGGCGTTCTTCTTGCTCGTTCTCCCGCCTGTGCTGGCGGAGATCCTTTCTGGCCGCGGACCGGAGGATGACGAGGATTGGGGGTGGTGGACATTTGAGAAGATGACCGCGCAGGCGCTCGGCCCCATTCCTGGCTTTCGGGATCTCGTGACGCCGATCTACGACACGCTGGCCGGTAAGCGTGCGTTCGACTTCCAGATTTCGCCAATCCAGTCGGCAGGGCAGTCACTCGTCAATGTGGCGAAGGACGTGCGGCGAGTAGCCGATGGCGACGACACGAAGCACGCGACGAAGGATGTTCTGCAAGCCGCTGGCTATACGACGGGGCTTGTGCCCGGTCAGATCGCCACATCGTCGCAGTTTCTCGTTGATCTTGGCTACGGCGAGCAAAATCCCGAGACAGTGGCCGATTGGTATCGCGGCCTTACCACGGGCAAGGCTGAACCTAAGAAGTGAAGCGGGCAGCCACCCCGGATACGAAAGCGATAAACGCACATGTGAGGAACAGCGGATCGTTATCGCCGGGCACGAGGTGAGCAACGGCCATGCCGAGCAGGGCAACCAGCGTTACACATCCGCCGAGAATGTCTTTCGATCCGGCCATCGGTGCGTTATAGCGGGTTGACATCGCATAAGGAAGGGGAACGCAGTGACCGTTGAGCGCCTAAACGTCACATCAGGCCCCTACGTCGGCAACGGCGCAACCATGTCTTTCCCGATCAATTTCCATGCCGCCAGCGAAAGCGAAGTCGGCGCGTCTATTAATGGCGTGGATGTTGATCGATCGTCGTTCACTGTCGCCTTGAATGATGATGGCACAGGGTCGGCTCGTTTTCTCGTGGCCCCGGTGGGCGTCGTCATCATCTACAGCGATCCGAACTTCGACCAAACGACGAATTTTGAAGATCAGGGGCCGCTTTATCAATCTTCAATTAACGATCCGATAGACCGGTCTGCAATTCGCGATTTGGTGCTCCGCGACCAGCTTTCGCGCGCGCCAGTTCTCCCCCGCAACTCATCCGACGCGGCAGGTTTGTTCCCGCAGGTGCAAGTCGATGGCTCTTGGGGGCTAACTCCTGGCGTGGCAGGTGTGGCTGGCCCCGCTGACGCTTTCCGCGTCAACTTGGCCGCACTCAAAGCTGCCGCAATCACCGATGGCAAATCCGATTTTGACGGATCGACTTGGTATTGGACCACTGGAGATTACTCCGGTCGTGCCGATGACAGAAACATCGTCAAATCTGACCGCGCGGCGCTAACCGTTGGGGCATGGATCCGTCAGCAGGCAACCAACATTCAAGCCTCGTTCGGTCGCAACCTTGCGAAGAAAACTGACGAAGTGGCCAGTCTTGCCGATAAACTCGAAATTGCCGATTTCGATGACGTGCGCGTCGCAGCGCAACTTGCTTTTACCATTGCAAATCCTGGCCAAGGCAGGGGCGTGACACTTCGCGCGCCTCGCAAGGCGATGTTTCTGTACGAGCCTCTTGTAGTCCCAGCGCTGACAACCATCGTTGGGGCAGGATATCGTGATACCTTTTTCATTCCTCAGTTCGATGGAGCAATGTTTGTCTTTGACGGTGTTTACCTGTCTGGCCTGCGAAATTGCCGCATCGGTATGGGGTCGGGCAAAAACGTCTGCGCGATCGACATCAAAACAACGAGCGCTGACGCCCGCGGGTTGAACTTCACCGATCTGGAGATCGCGGGTGGGGGAAGTGCGGGCGCGATGACCAGCAGCGTTGGCGGCCAAACCGCCGTTCGGGCGTTCACCAGCGGCAATCGCATCATCACGGAGTGCGTGTTCGATCGCATCATCATGACCGAGATCGACCGGCCAGTCATCATGAACGGGCCAGAAGGTAACGAGTTCACGCGCTTTGTCATCGATCAATTTGGCTATTCTGGTCAGTGCGGCATGGAGCTGATTACTCATGCCGACTACTACCAAGGGCGGATAGCCGGCGCACCCGCAGCGGGTACGATTGGCTACAAGCAAGGCGGATTTCGCAGTCAAGCGGTGATCCGCACGGACATTGGCAACGGTGCTCGTGCCATAGATCTTTTGGAAAACCACGGCAACCAAGTCATCCTCCAGCGCCCCTATGAAGCTGGGCCGCCAGTCATCCAGACACCGGTCGGGAACTTCCCGCCTGGCAACACGCTGATCGACGGTTACCGTGCATTTGCGCGCGGTCCATCGCCTTCTGTTAGCAACTTCGCCATTTCTGGTTTCGGCGACGGCGCGGCTGTCGAAAGCGTGATTGGCGATGATAGACTGGTGCGGTTCACGGTGCGTGCTGGTACGATGAACTACGGCACTCCGGTTATCAGCTACTCATTCGCTGGCGGCCCTTGGCCGTACAACAACGCCATCGTGTCAGTTTCGCGCAACGGCGGAAATCAGAACGACAAGATGGCGTCTGGCGCCTCCGCTTCGGTGAATGGCTGGGGCTTCTCACCCAATGTCACGCCAGCTACGGGCGAGTTCTATATTTTCCAAGTGGAGGTTGGGTGATGGACGATTTTGGCGATGCCCTTCGTCAGGCTTGGGCCGCTTCCACCCCAATCGGCAAAGCCGCACTTGAAGCCGCGTTCGTCGAGCCAGAACGTCCGGCGTCGATCAGCGGCGGTAGGAAGCGGGATGGCTTGCCGCCGATGCGCCCCGTTGGTGAACGGCCAAAGGTAGGATGATGGGCGAAGAGACATTCCGCATCCTTCACCAAGGTGATCCCAGCGATACTCGGTTTCAATTCGAGATCATCAAGGGGCTATCCGACAGCATCCGCCAACTCGCGACGCAGATGGCGGATATGCAGCGAACGCAGGTTTCCATGCTGGAGCGCTTGGCTACGCTGGAAGCCGGCAAGGTATCGGCACGAATTGACGAGGTAGAGGATAAGCTGGAGGCCCTCATGAGCGACAAGTACCGTCGCGATGGGGCTATCGGCGCGCTGGGCGCTATCAAGGCGTGGGCGCCATTCCTTGCCATGCTGTTCAGCGCCGCCTGCGCGCTATGGCTCTATGGAAGGTCAGTCGGCATCGTACCGGCTCCGCCTGCCGCCGCCGCCAAAGTTGAAGCCACTATTCAGCACGATGAACGCCGCATTGAAGGCGTGGTAGGAGGCAAGCCCTAATGACCATCACCGACATCATCGAAGGTGTCCTCAAAAATGAGGGTGGGTACGTCAATGACCCACGCGACGCTGGCGGCGAGACGAATTGGGGCATCACCGCCAAGGTCGCCCGCGCCCGTGGGTATGCTGGATCCATGAAAGCCATGCCCCGCGAGGTGGCTTTCGAGATATACCGCGGCCAGTATGTCGTGCAGCCAGGTTTCGGAATGGTCGGCAACCTGTCCATGCCGATCGCGGCCGAACTGGTCGACACCGGCGTCAACATGGGGCCGGCAGTGGCCGGTCGGATGCTGCAACGGGCGCTCAATCTGGTCACCGATGCCGGTCTGGTCGTTGACGGGCAGATCGGCGAGGCTTCGTTGAAGGCGCTGCGATCCTTCCTCGACAAGCGGGGCAAGGAAGGCGAGCGCCGCTTGCTGGCGCTGCTCAACGCCTTCCAAGGCGAGCGCTACGCTTCGCTGGCGGAAGGACGGGCGGCGAACCGGGCTTTCATCTACGGCTGGCTGGCTCGTATTTTGCCGGAGGCGGCATGACACCCCTTCGTGCGCCCGACGCTCGCGGCTGGATCGGTATTGGCTCATTCACCCTGACCGTGGCAACGCTCGCGATGATTCTATTCGACCGCACGTTGCTGCGTGACGACTTCTTCAAGGTAATTGCCACCGCCATTATCCTGAATGGCTGGAATAGCGGGCCGCTCGCATGGGCCTACGCCGCCACCAAGAGCGGTGGCGAGCTGGCAGACAGAAACGCATCCCTAGTGGAGCGTCATGCCACCTCGCCCACCGGCACCCCCACCGATCCCGTCAGCGTAAAGGACGTTTAACCATGAAACTTCCCATCGGCATCATCGCCCGCTTCGCACTCAACCATATCGCCCTGCCTGCCATCGCCAAGGCAATCACCAGCGATAAGGTGCCATTGACGAAGGAAAGCGCAAAGCACGCTCTGGAACAGGCGGTGCAAGACGAGGTGTGGCGGCAGGTCGCGAAGCGCGCGCGATAGCGTCCATCTCGGCAACAGTGCGGTGGGGGTAGGGGAACGTCCCCACTGCGGCGCGCGGGCCGCTCATTGCTGCCTAACCTCGCGCTCGCCGTCCTTCGTTTTCAGCGCCACGCCATAGAGCGTCAGTCCAGTGCGCGGCTGCTGATAGGTGAAGATCGAGAACCCCAGCGCCGTGCCATGTTCGACGGCGGTGTAGCCGATCCGGCGGGCGGTGGCGTCATCGGGAATAATCATGTGGTTCGCTCCATTTGACGCCGTGGCGGGCGCCGTACTCGTAGATGCTCTCGATCAAATCCGACATCTGCGCCTTATTCAAACGCGAGCTGCTGAACCCGATCGGAAACGGCTTACCGTCCAGTCCGACCTCGAACTGCACGGCATGGCCGCACGCTGCCATGAACAAGCACTTCCACACCTCGGCCGTGTGCGTGCGGCCCTCCGGCTTGGCACGGCTGATATCGGAGATCATCGCCCACATCTTGCGGTTCTGATCGGTGCTGCGGGTCGCCTCGCGGATGTTGAGGACTGCGCCGGCCGGCGCGCGCTCGATCAGGTCGTGCGCGTATCGGCGCTGCGTCTCGCCGACCAGACGGATCGTCTGCCCGTTCACAGCGGCACCCGGAGCGTTGTTTCGTCCAGCGATGCAAGTTCAGGCGCGCCGCGCCGCCGGCGGGAGTGGTTGATGCGAGCTAGCCTGTGCCGCGCGCTCCGGGCGTAAAGCGCGCGGTTGTAGGCGACGGGATCGTCGATGGCACGCATCTCAAAAAGGCACATCGTCTGTTCGCTGTAACGCTGCCCTTTCGGCGTTGGTCAGGCGCTCAAACAGCTTGGCGTCGTGCTTCTCGACTGCGGCGCGGCCCTTCTTGTAATCGTCGCTTTCGCGCAGCACGGCCAACTTGTCGAAATCGGCTGGCGCGTTAAACTTGTCGAACTCCTTGACCTGCGCGTCGACCCATCCCGCCATGCGCTGCTGCGTTGATGGGCCGTCCTGCCGCTGCTGCCGCTCGGGCTGGCGCTGTTGATCCTGCCGCTGCGATGGCTGCGATGCGTCGTTGCCGTCGTCATCTTCGGGGCACACTCCCATCATAGCCCCCAAGGCATAGCAGCGGGCATAGGTGACAGCAGATCCATACCCTTGGGCGTCGGCCTTGCCGAGCGGGATGGATAGCTCACCACATATGAACTCGCCCGACTTGTGCAGGAGCATCGTCTGCATGTGCATCTTGCCGTCGATCACATGGCCAGGCGACTGGATCGCACCAATTTCTGCGGAGGTGAGTGCCTTGCGGCAAGCGTCCCATACCGAAGTGAGATCAGCGTATTTGATGGCGTGACCATCACGCTTGAATGCCGGGTTGCTGGCATCCTTGCTGGCATTTTCGACCAGAGATTGCGCCTGCGCAAAAGCGGCGGCGAATGTGGCGATGCTCGGGCTCTGGGTAATCATTGTGGCGTCTCCTGTGTCGCCGGTTGTCAGATCGTCTGTCGGCTTGTTACGTTGCAGCCTGGGATGCTGCGTCCGCCCTTTCGGACAGCCTCGCGCGCGAGGTCGAGGTAGAACTCTATCACGCGCTGACGCTGTGTCTGCCAGAAATATGCGGCAAGCTGGCGGTCTGGCGCGGTTTCACCCTCGACTGCCGCCGCCAACTCCACGTCCCAGACGGTCCGCAGCGTGGCGGCGCGGGTCATGCCCTCCACCTTCGCCTGCGGCTTGTCGCGGTAGGCATCGCGCGTCTCGCGGGCGAGTAGCGCCGCGTTGTCGATCAGATCGTCCGCTGCTTCCATGGCGCTCAGGTCGCCTGATTGCGCGGCGGCGGCATGTGCGGCCTTGGCCTTGGCGTCTTCCTCGGCGGCCAGCCGCGCCAACTCGTCGGCCACGGCCTGCTTGCGCGCCTGCTCGGCGATCAGCCACTTGGACAGCGCGCCGGATGCTGCCTTATCGGTCTTGTCAGCCTTGTCGAGCAGCGGCTTCCACGCGGCCTGCACCGCCTTGCCGGCGTCGTCGTGCGGCTTCTTCTCCGCCGCACGCTGGCCGTCCGCAGCCTTCCACGCCTTCTTCG